TCTCCTCACCTTCTTCCTGTGCCTCGAAGTAATCCTTGTATTGTGAGTACCCCCAACCTAAAGGACGTTGTCCAGGACCAGGTTTACCCACTGCCTTACCAGCACCATTGATGTGTGGGATTGCCCATGCCCCCATCGTACTGTCAGGGAACTCACGATAGACATATATCTTCCCATCTTTTGTCACACCTGCCCATAATCCAACCCAAGGTTTACTACCACCTGGATCGCATATAAAGTAACGAGTTACATTTACAGTTGGGTCGAGGACAAAAGGAATCTTACTATGTTCTATTACATTTGTCTCACGCTGAAATTTTGGAAATTTACCCTCAAAGCTCTTGCTTGGAATACCAAATAATCGAGCAAGCTTTACCTCCTGTGGTTGCTTACTATAAGTACGTACAAGTTCATTGGAATCTACAAAGGGTGAATCCTGACTCCAAAAGTAATAGATCCGACAGTCAGGCCAATTAGCAGACACTTGTTCAGTAGGTAGTTCCTTATCCATTAACGCAGAGTACTTCGACCTGACTGTCGTAGCTCCTTTCAATAAACTATTCACTAATGGCGTGTAACCTTGCAGGGTCGTAAAGGTCAAAATCAAGCGACCATGATTATCGGTAAGTCTCGCCAATAGCGTGTTAAAAATATTTTCAGGAATTTCTTCATCTGCGTGTATAGTATGGGCTGCCCATCCCTCAAAGATTTGTGGGTCTGCCATGTACTGCCTGTAGTTATTAAAGTATATCGTACTCCCACGCTCGGCATCTGGATGGGTGGGTGGCAAGATTGCTTTACCTGCATTAAATCCATTCTTCTGTGTGTATTGCAGTGAATGATTCTCACTCTTCTTCTTGCTTCTCTTGTACCTAGCTGGAAGCGAGTCCCATATATAACGCTGGGAATCTGATATACTTCTTTCCTCACTGACATGCAAAGAACGTATCTCTGCTTCGGGTATGTTCTGTGCCAAGTGGACAAGCAAGCGAGATGCGAAGGTAGTCTTGGATGATCTGTTACCACCCAAGCAAACATGTATCTTAGTATCCTTCCAATTCTCCATCACTCTACGCCACCCAGGAAGAGTCCAACCCCATTCGATTGGATCTTCCTTCTCACTGTTTGGTTGGTCAAGAAGTAAGCGAGTAAGTGTTTCTGCGCGTACAGGATCTTGTATAGTCAACCTATCTATCTCCTCATCTGATAATGCACACTCCAACTCGCCCTTTACATACTTGAAGTCATCTGTCCAAGGTACGCCAAAGCGCGCGTCTATCTCATCTGCGTAGGTTATCTTACCCATTACACCAACTCCATTGTCATTTGATTCTTAGGTGGTCTTGAGCGAATGGATGAGTCATATTTTTCCCAAGGTACAAACTGGTAATATCTTCGATTTACCCACCGTTGGAACTTCTTTAATTCAGGTCGGCTGTGATCGTAAACCATTGGATAAGGCAAACAGCCTGAGTCATTTAATTTATTAAATCTCCAAAGGATATCCTCCATCGTTTCCCCCGGCCAATAGCCGATCAGCATATAAACCATTACCTCTCTTGGTTTTATTCCAGCATCCATTAAAATATTTAATCCCTTAAAAAATCGCTTTTCATCTTTCGGATTATCCCAAGCAGTGTGCAATCGTCTGTACTTAAACTTGGATTCAAAGAACTGCATTTCTTTTAAAGCCTTTGCACCTTCTTCATGGATTAAGCGGGCATTCATACCTTGGTTGAAATTAACCTTAAACCCACCATCTAGTATTTCATCAGCCTTTTCTTTCCAACCAGGTTGCCCGAAGAAATCGTTATCCATAAGAATTATTTCTTTAGGATGTGGTTCACCTCTCCATATCTGATGGATTGCTCCATTGTCTCTGTTCTTACCTTCCTTACCAGGCACTACGCAAAACTTACAAGCCAACCTACACCCTCGTTGGCTAAAACCTATACTCTGTTTAAACTTTGGGTATAGCGAATAATCGAAAAATTCATACGGGCCACCTGTAATGTCCTCTATTGTCATCTTGGACTTTGTACCCGTGCCTCCAACAATAGCGTTAGGAAATTCTTGCATGAACCTTTCAAGTTTCTTCTTCGTCCATTGGAAGATTGCCGATCCATAAACGATGTCATACTCGTCTTCAAATAATTCTCGTTCCCAATGCTTGCTGAAATGAACTTCATCACCTTGAGCTTTATGCCAATGTGAAAGTTTCATTAGTGCAATATTTGGTAATGCACCATCAAGTTGAGTTATTCGGACTTTACCCACGATTAAGTATCTCTATTCCTACGATCAACGCTTCTTCGAGCGAGTTGCACGGGATTTCCTTTTCACCAATTGTCCAGCATTCCGTATCCGTTCCAACACCTCTGGGCTTAATTGCAAGGGTGGTGGCCCTAGCTTTCGCAAGTCGCACCTCGGTAATTTTACAACTGATTCGGATATCGCTCGTCCGTATTTTTTCCAAAAGATCGGATTGTATCCTGGTGGTACTTTCACTGTTCATTACACTTGCAGGTTTCTTCTTCAAATATTTTCCATTGCTTGCCACACTTCCAACACCTTAACCATCCAACCGGGCTTTTCCTTGCCCATAACTTCTGTTGTTCAACATGCCAATCATCGTCACCATCAACCCACTTCATTGCTTTGCCTTCTCCTCCATGAGTTCCCTCCAAACATCGCAACATCGCCTCTTTAACTCTTCCACCTCAGTGGTAAGTTCCGCGTTCTTCTTCTCATGCTCTGCAATAGTAGCAAGTAACTCCGCATTCTGATCGGTTACTCGCTTCACCCATTGAGGCCAATTCTCCACCTTCTCGCCTGTCGGCTTGTATATATTCATTCTTCTTCCTCCTCGTCTTCATCATCAAGTACGATGTCGCATTCAAACTCTATGACATCTTCATCATAGTACTCCTTCGCTGCATCCACCATACATTGAATGATCTCCTCATCCACCATGTCAGATTCCTCTGACCAGCGATGAATCATATTCTTAAACTCGTGGTAACATTGTTCTCTTGCTTGCATTTCTTCTTAAATCAAGTGTTTTGCGACACGGCATTACTCTGGGTACATTCGTTCTGTACACCTCGCCATCTTCCGAAATCGCTAGTTTATTCTTCCCCCAAAAACGATACCAAGCTTCTTGCATTTCATCCCAAGTTATTTGCTCAATTTCCATTATCCATTTCTTTCCATAAAGTCTTCCATGCTAGTTCTGCTGTTTGGGGGACAACTCCATTGCCCAAGAGCCTAAGTCTGTCCACCCTGTGCTGAGTCCCATTAGTTGCTCCACCCATGAAGGATTTAGCTTCGGTGTCTGTGTCGCATCCTTCGCTACTGCCCCTGTCAGACTCACACCTCTCCCTCTCTTGATGCTCGTCTCCGCTTTCTCGTGACCTCCTACTCGTGGAGTTGGCCACGACCCGTGGTTCTTCCCACTCGTATTGCTCTTCTCCTGGTCTTGCAGGCCATTGTGTATCTTCGCTTCCTCCGCTAGTATCTTGCCCCCCGTTCCGGGCTTGCGACTGCCTGGGTTGCCTGCTCGTGGAGTTGGCCAATTCTGCATCTGATTCAAGTCTCTCCCTAAGCACTTCTGATTGCTCTCCTTCGCAGTTCTCGCTCCCTCCACGTGGTCGCTTGCTTGTGGAGTTGCCCATGTGTCCATCACCTTCGTGGTCAACCACTCTTGCGACCCCTTTGCATTTGGATTGTTGCGATGACGATTTGCTTTGCCCTCGCTCGCTTGCGGAGTAGGCCAAGATGAAGACTCGTTTCCTTTGGTGTGGAGCGCCAACTTCTTCCGCGCTGAATATGCCCCACGCGCATCTGTAACCTTCTTCTTCCAAATCGGACAGGACTCGCCATAGCCCCATCGAGGTATGTCCGGAAACGTTTTCCCAAAAACACCAAACAGGTCTAATTGCCCTGACGTGCTTGAGGAGGTATGGCCATAAGTGTCTTGGGTCTTTTTCTCCTTGTCGCTTGCCTGCTGAACTGAATGGTTGGCATGGATATCCTCCAATGAGTCCGTGTACTTTTCCACGAAACTCTCGTGCAGGGAAGGTTTTAAGATCCGTCCAGATAGGTGCGTTATCCATCCTCCCTTCTTCAATCTTCGCTGCCAAGTTGGCGCAGCAGAATGCTTCGATCTCCACATTAACGATTGTTCGCACATCCACGCCTGCTCGCTTAATTCCAATTTCAAGCCCGGAGTAGCCGGTACAAAAGCTGATAATGTTTTGGGTATTATCCACATTACCTTCTCTTGATACGCTCTAACTCAATACGTTGAAGCTCATCCTCACTCTCTTCCTCCTCTTCGCTCGGCATGTCTCCTCGTACATCATAATCAACCTCATCTTCATCACTCATACTAATCTGTCCTTTCTGTCATAATTTCCTTCCAAGGTGTACATATCACCTTCCTCACGCTTTACCTTAACAATACTTCCCAGGGTAAAACTACCCGGCTTTGCACGGAACTTGCCATGTGTACCATCTGGAAATTCAATGAATCGCAAGTAAGGATTCTTGGGTAACAAATATACCTTCGCAGTACGTACATCATCCATTGACTGTTTAATCATTCCTTCCTTAATCAATGCACGCTCGCTCTTCTCCTTCTCCTCTTTTTGCGGCTCTTCCAACTCAAGCAACTTAGCAACCATCTTCTTGCTCAATCGCTTGTTACTAAACGCCAATCTTACAGTAATTGGCTTTACTCCCACCAATTGACTAAACTCCGTGTAATTCATACACGCTAATTTCAGTATTGCTTTTCCTTGCTCTGTGTTCATTTGTAGCCTTATGTAGTCTTACACTTGACAATGCAAGTATTTTCTGAAAAAAAGTCTAAACAATGGGTTACTTACATAAACGAAAAGCAAGAAAACCCGGTTCTGTCCGTGGGTTCTGTGATGATATGACAAAAAATAATATAATTAAATCAGCAGCCAAGATTGCAGCCAAACAATCAAATGCAACAAAAGAGGAAGAGATCATCAAGCAACAAGATCCAAGAATCAGGGAGTCAGTTGCCAACTTCCTACGCTATCGACTAGACATGACTGAACAGGAGTTTCTCAACAAGGTAAATTCCAAGCTCTCTGACATGGTAGCAGACTCACTCAACACTCTGCATAACAAACTCGATGAAATACCTCCACAGAACCTTGCCTATGCAGTGGCAGTACTCATGGACAAGTTCCTTACAGTCTCAGGAAGGCCATCAAACATCACTGCATCAGCAAATGTAACCCTTGGTGCATCAGACATGTCCCCGGATCAAGTACGCTCAATCCTAAAAGGGGCAACCAAAGAAGTAAAAAAACAACCCACCAAAGCATCAGAGGATAAAGTAGTAGACATCACTCCAGATGACTCCGCTAAATAAACAAATCATTGCCCTTCGCAAAAAAGGTCTGACCTTTAACCAAATTGCAAAACAACTTCTATGTTCAAAATCTACTGTATCCTACGCCCTTCGTAAAAAAACAAGGGATATCGCAAAACAAAAGGAAAGTGATAAGCCATTGTACGAACGAAGATTAAGCAAAAAAGTATTCAGATTCAAAAATCCAAGACCTCCAATTAAAGACAAGCCTGCCTGGTATCTTAGTAATTCACCAAGGCAAATCTCAAAATCAATCTCCACAAAAGCTTCAACATTTCAAAGAACTATGACGTTTAACTATAAAGATGTTTATGCAAAGTATGGTGACCACTTCCCTTGCGCACTTACAGGTAGACCACTTGAATTTAATGAACCACAAACTTACGAGTATGACCATATACTCCCCACATCACGTGGTGGTGACAACTCAATCGATAACCTGCAACTACTCTGCCCAGAAGCAAATAAAGCAAAGGGTATGATGACTGATGACGAATTTAAGGATCTATGCAGAGAAGTAATTATCCATGCTGGATACAAAATCTATAAGCCAATCGATAAATAACTCTTTAAGGTATTGTGACGGGGGCTTGTTGTGCTTCTGGTTAGTTCGCATCACCTGCTTGGTAATCACATAAAAGCCAAGCACCTCCCCTTCCCCCTAGTAAATCGAGTACCACACTCCATACCTACCAGCCAAACTACAACCACCACACAACGCCCTACAAGCTCTTGCATGGGGGTATGGGGGTATCAGGTATGGATTGTATGGGGGCGTGGAGGTATGCCCCCACATCATAACCATGCGCAAGCAACGCCCCACTCTGGGGGCATTATTGCAAAAAAAGTTATGCAGGGGGTAAACATAATATAGAAAGAACGCAGGCGCGCACGCACACCCCCGCCCCCCCGGGTACGTGCCTAGCGTATACGCAAACACGCGTCTTTTTAGAGCATGATTTGCACTGTTTGTCATTACTAGTGACGACCACAACCCCTTAAACACTAGGGTTCTAGCTTGCGACGTGGCAAAGTTGCAAGATCGCACGCAAACAGGAGCTGGTATCGCTTGGCATGGTGGAACGAGATTGCAAGCTTGCCAATCTTGCACACAAACAATGATTTGCTTTACATGTGTAATGCAAAAATACGTCACTATCGAGTAATGCTTTTTATTGCAAGTTACTTGCATTAAGGATTCCATGCTACCACGCCACAAATTCCCATGCCACCACGCCACAAGTCCGGCAAGATTCCATGCTACCAAGTTGCAAGATTGCTTGTAATTATTTTGCAAGAAAGTTTATAGCGTTGCGCCAAATTGCCATGAAATGGCAACGGGCGGCATGCTACATGGTGCATGTATACTAGCTTGCAATGCATTTTCTTAGTTGAGCGTCAAAAGACTACATTATGCATTTTGGTATTTGACTTGTGTCCATGCTTGTGTTTTTCTGTATGAATCCAAGCGATGTTACTCGCACTTATTAATACTAAAAATACTACATATGAAAATTACTACAAAACTACTTGATGATAAGGTACACACCTTAAATGTATTACTTGGACGTCCATTGACTCCTTACAAAGAAGACAGACAAGGTAACCTACTTAAAGGTGTTCATGGACAAGTTATACCATGTGCAAATCACTTCATGATAGATAACTCATACGGTGGCGTACGTCTTGATGAAATGGCTAAAGGGGGTGGCGTTAATGTTATTCTTGATCGTTCCACTAAGCGCGAGCTATGCGATCAAATCAATGCAATGATCAAAGGATATCAAATTGGCATTGCGTAACCTACAAACAACTAAATTTACCATACAATGCAATACGACATTTCAATCATCATCTTAGCACCATACGCCATCCTAGGCGCTTGGATAGCAATTCAAACACTTAAAGCAAAAAGGAGAAACTAGCATGAACCACGCAGCAAAACTCTTTCCAATCGCCTTGTCTCGCTTGATTGAGATAGGCGAGAAAGCGAGGAAACAGAGAGAGCAAGGGGATCGTGCAGGGCGTGTGGCACGGCCTCGCGGAGCGAGGGCATGCAAGCAAGCTACGCGCAAAGAGAAACAACTTACATTACAATTACAAACAAGGATATAATTATGAATATTAAAGAACAATTACAACGCTATGCATCAAAGAAGATCCAACTAGGCAGGCTAAAGGACAATGAATTACTTGATGCATGTGATTTGCATGACTTAGGCCTTACAACTTTAGGTAAAGGCAAGATCATAACATTAACCGAAAAAGGTACTAACGAACTAAAAAAATTAGAGGAGGCTAAATAATGAAGCAAATATTGATGGAATTAACTATAAAACAATGGGAATCAGATGAAGCTCTCAAACCTTACTTGGATGAGGCAAAAGCATTTCTTTCAGTCTCACCAAGCGGAGCTTTAGGGCATGACTCTAAAGCAATTAAGGACATTGCTAGTATGCTAGTTATTAACCAACTAAAGAAACTACAGGAGGCTAACTAAAATGAATTACCCATACGAAAACACAACCCACGGAACAATTGAAACGCTTTCCAAGATTGAGAAAAGATTGAAAAAAGAAAAACAATTAATGGGGGAAATGAACGATAAGCTTTTCCAATTAATGGAAGATATTGTTAAGAAAAAAAACACAATTCATGACATGGAAAATCATATTGAATGGAAATTTGAACTTAAATAATTAAAGGAAGTTACCACATGAGCAAACAAGATAACAACTCACTACTCCCAAAGCTCGCCATGGGCATGACGCTATTCCTGGCGCTCAAGTTTGGCACGAAAGTGCTTGCATGGATCAATAAACTAAACAAGAGAAATACTAACTAAAATATACTATGAATAACACACTAAAAACAATCCGTGATCTTTCTGATAACGCTAAAAATCTTTTTACTAAAATCTTGATCGAAGGTGATCTTGCTCGCAAGTCAGATTTCGACACGCAAGAAGGATGGGAAGAGCTAGTCGAAGAGGATTTGCTGAACTGCTGGGCAGATGATACTGAAACAGAGTTCTGTGAAATTGGAAACCAAGCATAATAAAAGGAGAAATACTATGACTAATTTACAAAAAGCAATTGAATCAATTAAACTTCACCAAGAACCTGGTCACTTACCATCAAATGATTTGGTGGTAGCAACTGCAAATGAGTTTGGTGTTGAGCCGGATCTTATCATGCTTCCTTTTATCAATGAGGAAAATGCAAGACCAATCAAATCACTTACCATTGGAGAAATGGCAGAGAAGCAAGGTAAAGATGGCAAGCGTGCAAGAAGGTTCTTGCGTAGTGGCATGGACACCAAGCTTGATTACAATGAGCAAGTGCAGAATCAAGCAATTGGAAAGGATGGAGTGCCAGCATGAGTGCAATAGAAGAAAAACAAGGAGAAACAGAAACTTATTTTGTCAGTTGGAGAAAGGTTGAAGCGAATGGAGTAATCTCAAGAAAAGATACATGGGAAACAAAAGCAAAAAGTTTTCATATCGCTTTCGATACTTGCCAATATGATTGCCATGAGTTTGTGTGTGCAAAACTTAGGAGTGAATCAGACCAGAGATTTGAAATTTATAAAATCAAACGCTTTGATAAAAATAACAATCTTACAGCCGTGAGAAGATATGATTACCTTGGTTGTATTACAGAAAGCTGGAATATTGATCCAACAAAACCAAAAGCACCACCTTTAAAAAAGCAGATTCAAGAATCAAGAAAACGTTCGGCAAAAAGGAGAAACTTAAACTTTACCCCGTTACCCCTTTAAAAGCGTTTTGATTGTATGACATGAGTAAATACCCTCATAATTAATCAAAACGCTTTTTTGATGCCTTCCTGAGCTTCATATGGCATCATATGTATGACAATGTAGTCTCATAAATCCTAGAATGGATTCTTTTGATGTAAAGTAGGCTCAGGTTCAAGTGAAGAGAAACGCCCGGTTGGTTTGGTAAAGGTTAGCTTAGTTGCACGCACCTCTCCATTCCTGTTCTTTGCAACATTGCAAATAATATTATCCTTGGTTGGATCTACTTCTTTTTCTCGATGCATGAGTAATACACAGTCTGCATCTTGTTCTATGCTTCCACTCTCACGCAAGTCAGAGAGCATGGGATTTCTGTTAGCACTTTCTAGCGCTCTGTTAAGTTGAGAAAGGGCAAGCACAGGAACTTCGTACTCCATTGCAATTGCTTTCAATGAACGAGAAATGTGGCTTACCTCTTGCACTCGTGAGTCATGCCCAGGTGAAGAAAGCAGTTGCAAGTAATCAATGACTACCAAACCAAGCTCACCTTCAAGTCTTTGCTTGGCAATGAATGCAGAGATTGACTGCATGGTTGCTTGGTTATCATCTTTGAATGTAATTGGCCATGACTGCATAGCTTGCACTTGCTTCTCTAATTTTTGTTTATGTCCGGGTTGCAAGAATCCCTTGCTTGTAGGTTTTCGTACTCCGCTTGCATTGGATAAAAGTCTACCACAACATTCTGACGATGACATTTCCAAGCTTGCATAGCTTGCACGCAGGCCACGCTTTGCAGTCTCGTATGTCATTTGTATTGCAAGTGCAGACTTCCCTACTCCTGGGCGTGCTGCAAGGACATACAAGCTACCTTTCTTGAATCCACCTCCAAGAATAGCATCAAGCTTGGGTAGTCCTGTACTAATTGCTTGTGTACCTCCTGCATCCACTTGGAGAAACTCTGCAAATGCTTCCTTGCTTGCTGCTCCACAACTTACCACGCCCTTTCTTTGACTGAGTGACTTTGCAATGGTATTTACAAATGTCTGAGAAATCTCTTCTGCAGGCTTGCTTGCTTTAAGATCATCATTCGCTTGATACAAAGCACGCTCCACGCATCTCGTATTACGATGGTTAATTAATTTCTCAATATATCTTTCAATTGAACCACCACCATACTTCTCAGATAAAAACAATATCTCATCTTTCAAGTCTGCATGTTCAATGATTAAATCAATCTCGTTGCATGGACTGAGTCGCAAGCACGATTCAAATATCGTTCCACGATCCAAGCTAGAAAAGTCATCTTTGGTAAGTGCTTCTCCAGCTTGTGCAGTTGCTACTCCACTCTCATCATGAAGCATGGAAGAAAGAACTGCTTGCTCTGCTAACTCGTAATCAATCATCAGGGTGTTTCATGGTAACATCGAAATTTAATCCATGAGTTGAAACAGAATTATCTACGACATTATCATAGCCTCCATCATTCAACCATGAGTTTGGATGTTTTGCATAATTTCCTTTTTCACGAAAATGTTGATTGTATTTATCTGCAACTATCTTCGGATCTAGATTTTCTAGTGCATCCCAATTCTGTCTGATAGTCTTGACCACGCGTCTTGCAAATTGCTGGTTTTTACACACTTCCCAGAATGCTTGAAACCATGCATGAGTTTCCTCTTTTTGAGTTTCCTTTTTAGAGGGTGTTGTATTACAACACAATATATCTTTAGATATATTTATATTATCTACACACGCGTGTACGCGAGGATTGTAAGACGGGGGTATTACATTGGCATTTT